CGCAAAGGCAGGTTACTGGAACGACAAGCGTGCTGAGAAAAAAGGTGTTGAACCCGAATCCGTCACGGTTGGAACCTATGGTGGCACTCGTATGCTGTTTGTAGGTGCTGAAAGAGCAAACGCAGTTGGTGTCTATGACATCACTGATCTGTCTGCTCCCAAGATGCTGCAAATCCTTCCTACAGGTAAAGCACCTGAAGGACTCCTTGCTCTAGAAGATGAAGGTCTCTTCATTACTTCCAATGAGAAGGATGCTAAAAACTCTATCTCCATCTTTAAATTCTGATGAACTGTGATCCCAAGTGGAAGCAATGGTGTATTGCTTGTTGCTCATCCCAACTATGGATATTTCCAACGCTTCTACTTGGGGTTCTTATCTTAATTGAGGGTATTCATACAGATGCTCATCTTAAGATGGAGCAAGATGTTCATGGGTATTGTAGACAGAATGCAGAGCACCAAGAAAATTTAAATTTCGGAGACGATTGGTGAAAAAGAAAGTTCAAAAAATGTTAGAATGGTTCTATCAGGATTCTGATAGGGGTGAACAAAATATTTCTGAGTGTAAAAGTCTCTACGATCTTGTAGAACGTCTTCAGTATCGTCTAGAAGATATGGAAAATGAGCATATGCAGTTAACTCGTGAAATTGCTATACATCGACGTGAAATTGGTAGATTGGCAGGTATGCTAGATACGTTAGAATCTCGGTTACCTGATGAAGATTAATCTGTGGTATTCAAAGAGTATGTCTCAGTGGCGTTGGACACTTGTAGAAGAGTGGAAGAACGGCACCACTAAAAGAGAACAGCATTCTGGACAAAGAATATATCTACGTGATGCAATGGAAGATGTTGCCAATACCGTAGAGTATATGTTAGAATGTAGAGACAAGCCCGATTAGCGCAGCGGTAGCGCAGTTGCTTTACACGCAATTGGTCGGCGGTTCGAATCCGTCATCGGGCATTATAAATAACTGAAAACTGAAGAAGTATAAGACCATTACAATGGACAATATTAAGATTAGATGTCTTTCCTGTGGTAAGGAAATGGAAGGGCATCAAACCAAGACGGTTTCTTGTGGTTGCTCGAATATGGCAACTATTCGTGGAGATAAGATTTCAGCAACGGACTTGTCTTTAGTCGTTATGATCAATGCACACCAAAAGACAAAAAACTCTTTCCTCTCTAGAGAAGATCTTGCTTTCCAAGAACAGAGAAGACAGAGAAAAGTTCGTAAGATGAATTTTGAGATCAGATAGGTCTTAAGATACAATTTTCGTCATAGCGAGCATATTGAAAACCATCCTCATATAGTTCACCAAAACCAAATCTTTTGGCAACAAGTGATCTTTGTTTCTTACCTATTGCAAGGGAAGACTCATTGAATCCTTCATTGAGCTTTGGTCCATGAGGTTTTGCTGCCAGGATGTCTCCTGGTTCTGGAGAAAGTTTTACCATACCTTCTTCTAAATTTTGATATGTATATTTCATAAAGTGATATAATATCTTCTTCCTTTCTTTCAGTGAATATTCTTTTGGTTGTTTTGTGTACTTCACTTCATAACCAACTTCTGCAAGTCTTGTTTTTTCGTGAAAGTAAATTCTTTCGGCAAGAGTCTTGATTCTTTTTTCTAAATTTGAAGAACCATAATTATCTTCAAACTCTAGATATAAGTAACTTTTTTTGTTTTGATACAAAATTATAAATGTGTAGATTGCCATTCCACCATCTTCACATTTAAAATTTACTTGTTGATATCTTTTTTCTTCCTGTGGATATATGGGTGATGCATCTTGATATCCAAGTGTTCCTAATAGTTTTTCAAATTCTTCAAGCACTTGACAAAAATCCAATAGATGTACTATATTATAACACATTGGAGAGGTGGCCGAGTGGTTTAAGGCAGCAGTCTTGAAAACTGCCGAAGTGCAAGCTTCCGTTGGTTCGAATCCTACCCTCTCCGTTAGCAAATCCTAACAAACTTGACTTTGTTCGGCTACTCACTATTATAGCTAATAAGTATTTTACTCCTAAAAAAATGGACAAGACATCCTATGAGAATTGGGTGAGAGTCAAAGAAGTATTAGAAGAGTGTGGAAATACAGATAACTTTTATTATAGACGAGCTTGTGCTATAGTATCAGGACAACCAGATCCCATGGAAAACGTGAGTGTTGGCAATGGCACACAGGATGAATGAAATCAAACCTGATCACTATATAACAAAGGATCAATGTCAAGAGATGATTGATGATGCAATACGCAAACACAATCGTAATGCATCAATCATCAGTTTTTGTGTCGGGTGGGTTGTTCTTGCGCTTTTTGCAGAAGGTCTTCTTCGACTCATTGGAGTGATTGAACCCCTTTTCCCCTGGTTAAAAATTACACTTTAAAATAATCAATGAAAATCTTTTTGGATACAGCAGACGTTCCTACTATTGCGGAAGCATTTACTACAGGACTGATTGACGGTATTACAACCAATCCCACTCTTATTATGAAATCTGGTAGGGATCCTGAAGATGTCTATCAAGAGATTAAAGATATTGGTGTCAAAGACATCAGTATGGAGGTGATGGGTAACTGGACTGAAATGTTGGATGAAGGTCGTCGTCTTGCTGCAAAGTTTGGCGATGTTGCTACAATTAAGGTTCCTTGCACCAAAGATGGTTTGGCAGCGTGTCGCTATCTTTCTGAAGATGGTATCAAAACAAATGTCACTCTTATCTTCTGTGCTGCTCAAGCAGTTCTTGCTGCAAAGGCAGGTGCCACTTATGTGTCTCCTTTTGTGGGACGCCTTGATGATCAATCAGTTGCTGGTTTGGAAGTAGTGCGCTCTATTTCAGAACTCTATCGTATTCACGGCATCAGAACACGAGTTCTGTCTGCTTCAATTCGTAGTGTTCAGCGTGCTATCAGGTCTTGGTACAATGGTGCTGATATCTGCACAATGCCACCAAAGGTTTTTGAGCAGATGTATGATCATATCCTTACCGACAAAGGTATGGAAATTTTTGAAAACGATTGGGCTCAAGTAAAAGCAGGAGGAGTATGAAAACATTCAACACTGTTGTTTTAGACATCACTGTTGCAATATTGGATTTTCTCTATAACGGTAGAGATTATCAGCGTTTCTGGGTGCTTGAGGAGATTGCTCGGGCACCCTATTTTGCGTTTTTGAGTGTACTGCATTTTAGAGAATCAATGGGACTACGTGGTCCAGAACACATCTATCTAATGGAGGAACATTTTGCTCAAACACTTAACGAGACAGAACATCTTGAATACATGGAAAGTCGGGGCGGTAACTCTTATTGGGTGGATCGCTTTGTCGCCCGACACCTTGTACTTATCTACTATTGGAGCAACGTGGTTTATTACTGGTTGGCTCCTCGCTCTGCTTACCATCTCTCCTACGAGGTAGAGATTCACGCAGCAGAAACATATGCAAAATACCTAGCACTCAATGGTCACGATGATAAGATCGTTGAGATCTTAAATGATGAGCTAGAGCATTCTAGAGAACTACATAAAGCAATGGAACTTATCAAATGAAAGTAGGATTAATCGGACTTGGACGGATGGGCGAAGGAATGTCCCGTCGTATGATCAAAGCAGGTATTGAAGTTCATGGTTATCGCAAAAATGTTCAAAAAGCTGAGGAACAATATGAGAAGGGTTATATCAGTGGATATACCACTTCTCTGGAAAGCCTTGTTCAAGTAGTTAAACAGAAAGGTCCTGGTATCTTTCAACTTGTTATCCCCGCAGAAACCGTAGAGGACACACTAAATGAGTTATTACCATTACTTGGCGACGGGGATATTATTATTGATCATGGCAATAGCAACTTTAAAGATTCTCGCAAGAGAGCAGAAAGGTTGGCCAAACTTGGTATCCAATTTATTGATTGCGGTACTAGCGGTGGAGTTTTTGGTTTGGAGCGTGGATACTGTCTTATGGTTGGTGGTTCAAATACAGCAGTATCTGTATGTTCCCCCATTTTCCGCTCACTCGCACCCGGTATTGGATCTGCCCATCGCACTGATCCATTGAGTTATGAAACATCTGCAGAGAATGGTTGGTTGCATTGTGGACCACCAGGTGCAGGACACTTTGTCAAAATGGTACATAATGGTGTAGAATATGGAATCATGCAAGCATACGCAGAAGGATTTAATATCCTGCATGAAGCTAATGCTGGGGCAGCTTACGTTAAAGCGGGCGATGCTGAGGTTGCTCCGATGGAGAATCCAGAAGACTATTGCTACGATATTGACACTGCTGAAGTGGCTGAGTTGTGGCGTCGTGGTAGCGTGGTTGGCAGTTGGTTATTGGATCTTACTGCGGATGTACTTCGAGGCAATACAGAGCTTAGTAATTTCGATGGAGGGGTATCCGATAGCGGTGAGGGTCGCTGGACTGTTCATGCCGCTGTCGATTTGGGTGTACCCACTCCTGTCATTTCTACGGCGTTGTTTGAGCGTTTTGAATCTCGTCGATTGGGCGCTTTTGCCTTCAAAGTATTAAATGGAATGCGCTATATGTTCGGAGGACACAATGTTCGCTGATGTTCTTGCCTGGATCGCAATACCCTTTGTACTTTCCACAATATATTTCGGGGTACGAAAAGGTGAAAATGACTACTATGACACAGACAAATACGATGGAAATGGAACCGCTCACTAGACGTATAGTAATCTTTGGTGCTACTGGAGATCTATGCAAAAGAAAACTTATCCCTGCACTATATCAATTATGGTGTAAGCACCTTTTGCCACAAGATCTTTTGATCGTTGGTGCTTCACGTAGGGAGTTTACTAAAGAGACGTGGTTAGAAAAACTTGGTGATTATCCTGAAGAGTTTACTGATTGGTTAGACTTTGTTTGTTGTGATCTTGATTGTAAAGACAGTTTAATGAAACTGCACGATGAGAGTGCAGATACAACTTACTTTTTATCTGTACCACCAGAACGCTATGAGAATGCTATCATCAATCTCAAAGAAGCCGGATTCCTTGACGACCCGGACCACTCCCGCGTGGTTATCGAAAAACCCTTTGGATACGATTATAAATCTGCTGATCATTTACAGTCTGTGGTTAGCAGATATCTACGCGAAAAACAAGTCTATCGCATTGACCATTATCTTGGTAAAGATACTGTCAATAATATTCTTGCTACAAGGTTTGGCAATATTCTTCTTGAACCACTTTGGAACAGAAATTATGTAGATGAGGTTCAAATTTTTGCAACTGAAGTTATCGGTTGCGAAGGCAGAGCACAATATTATGATACTGCAGGTGTTGTAAGAGATATGCTTCAGAATCATATGCTTCAGGTTCTGTCGTTGATTGCTATGGATGCTCCCTGCAGAATGGATGCAAGAGAGATTCGTAGAGAAAAGACAAAGGTTCTTGCTGCTACAAGACTGGGTGAAAAGTTTATCACTGGTCAGTATGAAGGATATCGTCAGGAGCAGGATGTTGGTGAAAATTCCAACACTCAAACCTTTGTTGCTGGTGATTTGTATGTTGATAACTGGAGATGGCAAGGTGTTCCTTTCTACTTTATGACTGGAAAGAAGATGCCATATCAGTGTGTTGAGGTTGTTATTAAACTGAAAGCACCACCTGTTGGATTGTTTGAAGGAGAAACACCTGGTCGTATCGTTATGCGATTGCAACCACACGCTCACCTTGATATTCAAATTGATGTCAAGTCACCCGGACTTGGTGAAAACGTTGAGTTGGCAACACTCACTCACAGATATCCTGACTGGTTGGGTGTTGATGGATATGAAAAACTTCTTTATGATGCACTGAATGCTGATCAGTCACACTTTGTTCACTCTGATGAAGTGGCTGAATCGTGGAGAATCGTTGATGATCTACTTTGCACAGGTGATTCTTGCCCCGTAAGAACCATACCCTACATTTACAAGGAAGGTAATTGGGGTCCACAACATAAAGTAGATAACATTACTCACTGGGATTATCCTGCATAATTGTGGATACTCTAACTTTTGTCGAGTGGGTAGGCATTGTTACTGCATTTTTATTTGGAATAACTATGATATGTCAAGGACACTTCATCTATCACCAAAAACATGGGTACTCCAGAAAAGAAACCGAAGATCCCGAAGCAAGAGACAGAGTTAGAAGACAAATCGAAAAGGCAATTAGAAGTAGAAAGGATCGCTAGGCATATTCATCCTCACGATGATGAACCCGATCCTACTGCTTATATGGGAAACTATAATTTTCCTCAGATGCTCTTTGCTTTTTGTATTGGATTTGCAACTATGTTTGTATTAGCAGTTGATGAAATTAATGATTTTAAAGGATGTCCATTACCTGCATACTTTCAAGAAAACCCCCAATGAGAGACGACGAAAAGAGGGAGTTCTACAAGGGACTCAGAGAAAGGATTAAACAACTTAGAATGGAACATCTTTTTGAAGAACCTTGCCCATTTTACGAAGAAGACGATGATTCATAAAATAGCGCACTTTGCTGCATGGACTTTAAATAATCCATATACACTAGGACCAATGTGTTTGGCACTAGTGTTCGTTCCTATTCTGGGAATGCATATGGTTCACAAATACGGTTGGGAACACTGGGAACCATTTGACAGGGGACATAAGTGAGGTTATAATTAGTACAGAGAGAACTTGAGACGTTCCAACCAAGGTGCCAGCAATACTTGCTGGGATAAACCCCCTTGGAATTCACAACGGAAATTGTGTCTTACTCCGTTACAAACTGTCAGTGTGTTGGGTGTAGCGCCCATATAGCATACGGATAAGTGTAACGTTATCGGGGCGTAGTTCAGCTTGGTAGAACGCTGCTTTTGGGAAGCAGAGGTCGTAGGTTCGAATCCTGTCGCCCCGATTAGTCAGTTTTCAACTGACTTTCTTGACAACAAATCCCACCTCTTATATAATACAAGGGTAATCAAACACAACGATGACACTGATCGAAAAGTTCAAAAAAGACATCAGCATTCTACGTGCTGCTGCCGATGGAGAAATTTATCTTGATGTAAAGAATCCGAAACTTTACAAAAAGGTTCGCCGCTACTACGAAAAAGAAGGAGTGGTGTTTTCGGGAGAACCTCTTGATGACTATGAAATGTTGATGGAGAATCTGTTTGCAGACCTTCAGACCTCCGAGGTTGCTCAATGAAAAAACCTACGGTTCTTCTTGAGCGATTTCCTTATCGTTACATTCAAGTCGGTAAACTGGAAACCAATGGTATGCCAGATTGTCGTATTCAAAAAGTAGATGCATACACGGGTCGTTACTGTGATATGTATCTTTGTGATAATGAAATGCAGTTGCTAACTGCTATGGAAGATCACGATTACACCTGCTGGTTGGACCCTGATGGTGTTCCTGCCTATCGCAAAGACTCGGTATCGTCTAGAAACTAGCCCTGGTCGGGATGGTCCACAAGCGACCCCTGCGTTTCCTAGTTCGTAAAACTAGGTGGTGGAGTCATTAGACCCTCTCTTATGGATATCAAAATAATAGACAATTTTTTTGAAGATCCTGATACTGTTAGGAATAATGCTCTGAAATCAGAGTATATTCCTTCTCCAGGATTTGGATGGTTAGGTTATAGATGCTATTCTATGCCAGAAAACTTTTCTGAAGAGTTTACGAATATGGTTCATAATCATATTCCAGAAACCAAAGATATAAAAAAGTTTTTCTGCTGTTTACACTATAGTCTAGAGTCAACTAAACTGACAGCACCGTATGATTTTCATGAATATAAAATTCATACTGATTTTTGTGATTACGCTGGTGTAGTTTATCTTACTCCAGATCCTCCTCCAAATACTGGAACATCATTTTATGATGGAGAAACTCATTCTGTAGAGAATAAATTTAATAGGTTGATATACTATCCTGGTAAAATCGATCATGGTCCAACAGATTTGTTTGGTGATACTAAAGAAAATGGAAGACTTGTTCTAACATTTTTTTCTGGTATGCCACCAGATCCAAATATAAGGTTTCTTGCTTCCTAAAAGCAAGTGGTGCGGATGGGGTATACCCCGCAGAGATTTAGTTATTACTCTTCAAAAATAACTTGGCGTGCATGAAAGACCACAAGAGCAGGGTTGCATAAACCCTGCTTTTTTAGTATAATAAACAAAACAACTATAATATGAAAGTTGCTCTAATTACTGGTATCACAGGGCAAGATGGATCATACCTTGCTGAACTTCTTCTTGAGAAAGGTTATGAAGTTCACGGTATCGTTCGTCGTGCTTCTATGATCAATACTCATAGGATTGATCAGATTTATGATAATCCTAATCTTACACTTCACTATGGTGACCTGACTGATTCTACTAACCTAGTGAGGGTTATTCAGAAGGTTCAACCTGATGAAATCTACAACCTTGGTGCTCAAAGTCACGTCAAAGTTTCTTTTGAGATGCCTGAGTACACGGGACAGACTGATGCTCTGGGAACGCTTCGTGTTCTGGAGGCAGTTCGTCTTCTTGGTATGGAAGATAGAGTTCGTATCTATCAAGCATCTACTAGTGAATTGTACGGTCTGGTTCAGGAAACTCCACAGACTGAAACCACACCATTTCACCCACGGTCTCCATATGGTGTAGCGAAACTCTATGGGTACTGGATTGTCAAGAACTATCGTGAAGCATATGGTATGCACTGTAGTTCTGGCATCCTGTTCAATCACGAATCACCACGTCGGGGAGAAACTTTTGTAACTCGTAAGATCACCCGTGGTCTTTCGCGCATCTCTGTTGGTCTTCAGGACTGTCTGTATCTTGGCAACCTCAACGCAATGCGTGACTGGGGACACGCCAAAGACTATGTGAAAGCAATGTGGTTGATGCTTCAGCAGGATGAACCAGACGATTATGTGATTGCTACTGGAGAACAGCACTCGGTTAGAGAGTTTGTAGAGAAGTCTGCAGACTATTTTGGTATGAAGATTGAGTGGATGGGTGAAGGTCTTGACGAGATCGGGTTTGATTGGCATACTAAAAGACCAGTCGTCAAGGTCAGTGAAAAGTATTTCCGTCCTGCAGAAGTAGAGACCCTCCTTGGTGATCCTACAAAGGCGAAGGAAAAACTTGGATGGGAACCAGAGACTACATTCGATAAACTCATTGAGGATATGGTGCTTTATGGACAGTAATAGTAAGGTTTATGTTGCTGGTAATACAGGACTTGTAGGATCAGCAATCGTTCGTATGCTCCATCGGAAGGGGTATACGAATATCCTATCAACACCATCCAGTCACTTTGACTTGCGGCGGCAAGACGATGTTGAAAGGTTCTTCAAAAATAATGAACCCGAATATGTCTATCTTGCTGCTGCAAAGGTGGGTGGTATTGGTGCAAACAAAGATTATCCTGGACACTTCATCTATGATAATCTGATGATCCAGTCAAACATCATTCACGCTGCACGCAAGTTTGGTGTTAAGAAACTCTTGTTCCTTGGATCTTCCTGCATCTATCCCAAGATGTGTGAGCAACCTATCAAGGAAGAGTATCTGATGACTGGTCCCCTGGAACCAACAAATGATGCTTATGCTATCGCCAAGATTGCTGGTATCAAGATGTGTCAGGCATATCGTCAACAATACGGATTCAATGCAATCTCTTTGATGCCTACGAATCTGTACGGTCCTAATGATAACTTTGATCTTGAAACCTCTCACGTTCTTCCAGCGATGATTGCCAAGTATCATTACGCAACCACTGATGGATATACTGTTGATATGGGTGGTCCCTGGTGGCCAGATGTAACTCTTTGGGGTGATGGTTCTGCAAGACGTGAGTTTCTTCACGTTGATGATCTAGCAGATGCTTGTTTTACTGCTATGCTTAATTACGATAGTTCAGAACCTCTTAATGTTGGAACTGGTGAAGATATTACCATCAAAGAACTATCAGAAATTATTTCTCAAATTGTAGGATTTCCTGGATTTACAAACTGGGATACTTCAAAACCAAATGGAACTCCCCGTAAGGTTCTGAATGTAGATAAGATTAAATCCCTTGGTTGGGAACCTAGTATCAGTTTGAAGGATGGAATTCAATCCACCTACGAATGGTACAAGGATATGGTATAATTACATTGTGAAGGTATAAACGATGACCGAAAGTATTACAGTTGTTCTCTCTGGTTACAAACGTCAGAATCTGAAGGAACAAGTTGAGGCAGTTAAGAATCAGTCTGTGCCAGTAAAAGAAATCTTTTATTGGCAGAACACTACTCCTGGATTTAAATATGATGAGGATACTTATTGTGAGTTGAATTCAGCACTGAGTAACTACAACTACGGTGTCTGGGCTCGATTTGCTTATGCTCTGAATGCAAAGAGTGATTATGTTTGTGTCCTTGATGACGACACAATTCCAGGCGAAATGTGGTTGGAGAACTGTCTTCAAACTTACAAGACTCATCCAGGTCTTCTTGGTGGTATTGGTCTTCGTTTTAAGAATGGGCAGTATGAATTGGATCAACTTCCTGGTGGCAAGTATGCACGCTATGGTTGGGATAATGTGAATCCAGATGTCTATGGTAACAACGAAGAGGTTGTTGAAGTGGATATCGTAGGACACTCTTGGTTCTTTGCCAGAGATCTTCTGTCAGTTATGTGGAGAGAACTTCCTGCAGAACACTGGTCTATGCTGTGTGGAGAAGATATTCACTTCTCTTATATGCTTCAGAAATACACTGATCTGAAGACCTATGTTCCACCACATCCCAAAGATGATACCCGTATGTGGAGTAGTCTCAAGGCAATTCAATATGGTGCAGATCAATATGCAACGGCATATGAAACACTTGGTAGTGGTGAAATGAAGAAGTATCTTCAATATTGTGTTGACAATGGTTTTGTTCTCTATCGCGATCGTCAATGAAACTAATTGCTCACAGGGGAAACATCAACGGTCCAGACCCTGAAAATGAAAACTCCCCAAAGTATATTGAGAGTGCTATTCAACAGGGATATGATGTTGAGATTGACCTGCGAGTTGGTGTTGGTTTGCAACTAGGACACGATAAATCACAATACTTTATCGATAGTAGTTGGTTGAACACATTCAAAGATAATCTTTGGATTCACTGTAAAGATTTTGCCGCCCTTACATACCTTACTGAAAGAAGGTTTGTTGGATATAATTATTTCTGGCATCAGGATGATGACTATACTCTTACTAGTCAGGGATATATCTGGACTTACCCCGGTAAAGATGTAAGCAAAAATTCAGTTTTGGTTGATCTAGAGGGTGTAAATAGAGAAGCGGACTGCTATGGTATTTGTAGCGATTATGTAGGTAACTTAAAATGAAAAATGTAGCACTATTCACCTGGACAAACACTGAATACGAAGATGTGTTTCCAGTATATTTTGGAGGTATTGAAAAGTATTTTCCGCAAGTAGAAAAAAGTTATGTTGCTATCAATGCTTTGTCTGAAGTCATTGGTGACCAGCATCTACAACTTGTAAATGAAGAGCAAAACTCATACGCCGAAAGGATTCTTGGTTGTCTTGATGCAGTAGAAGAAGAATATATCATCTATGCTCAAGAAGACTTTATGTTGTATGATAAAGTTCCTACCAGAGAGTTTAATAAAGCATTGAACTTCTTGAAGAAAAATGAGGAGTTTTCCTGTGTCAAACTACTTCGGTCTGGTGCTGATACTCTTGAAGAGAAGTTGGCAACTAATATCTACAAGAGTTGTGATTATTATTCTGCAGTTCATCAGGTGTCTATTTGGAGAAAAGATCATCTGGTTGAAATCCTCAATACTCTCAATCCATCTCACTTGAGAAACTTTGAATATGCTGGTAATGCCAGTAGAGTAATGCACCAGTTGGGATATCAATCTGCTTTTTATTTTAGCGAAAGTTCTCCTCATCGTGGTGGACACTTTGATAGTAAGGCATATCCATATATTGCTACTGCTCTGATTAAAGGTAAGTGGAACACCGCAGAATATCAAAAGGAGATTGATCAACTCGCTGAAGAATATAGTATTGATATCAATCAAAGGGGAACTTTATGATTAAATTATTGATTTTGGATGTTGATGGCGTTATGACAGACGGCATCAAATATTATGATCGTGAAGGAACAGTCAAACTTAAAACTTTCTGTGATAAGGACTGGACTGCAATCAAACGTTTTCGTGCAATCGGAATCAATGTTGTGTTCTTGACTGGTGATCCATACAACGTCAGCATCCTTGAGAACAGAAACTTGCACGTCATTGCTAATCGTGGATCAGGTTTCCACAGTGATAAAAAAAATTATCTTGACGACATCTTAGAGGAGTACAAATGTACTCCTAAAGAAACTGCTTATGTTGGTGACGATCTCTTTGACCTTGGTATTATGCAAAAAGTAAAATATGCATATTGCCCTAGAGATGCTCCTAGGTGTGTTAGAGAAACTGCAAATCTTCTGTCTGCAGAGGGTGGTCAGAATGTGATTATGCATCTTTTTGATACATTAGAACTGAAGGGATTGATTCCTTTCGTTCCTTATGATAAAGTGATAGACAAGATCTATGAACTTGATTTGAAGGAAAAGTTCTAATGAAAGACATTGCACTTTATGGTCATCTGACTATTGATACTATCCTTGATGGTGACACAGAAAAGAAAACCCTAGGATCAATGGCGAACGTCTGGAAAGCGTTGCTTGAGCTTGATGCAACACTCGATATCGGTCTATCCCCTATCGACGTTGGTCAAGCTCTTATCTATGTGGATAAACCTGCTGCTCAACGGTATTCTAAAGTCAACTTGAGTTTGGTGGAGCATCAGGTGAAGATGGTGAGTTCCAAGATCAGTCACTTGATCTATCTAAATGAACTGACACGACACGATTTTATTCCTGCTTTGGATGGTATCATCACTGCTGACATCTGTCCTGGCAAACCAGTCAATAAGGAGATGCTCCAGTATGTTGACTATCTGTTTATTTCTGATGAAGATATCAAAGGTAGTCTTTCAGAATACACCAATGCTACAAAAGGATGGGTGATTCTTCATAGTGCATCTGGAAGTGTGGTATCTAACGGAGAAGAAGAGTTCTTCTACAAACTGCCTGAAGAACTGATGCTCAAGGATGTCAATGTTCTCGGTGCTGGTGATATATTTGCCTCTTGTTTCCTTTATAAATTACTAGAGGGATATGGAGATATCCGCGACTGGATTGAATACTCACATTTAACTACAACTGAAATTCTTAAGAGTTCTAAATGAAAAAATATAATCTTCTTCTTCCGATCGCTGGAAGAGCACAGAGGTTCCTTGACGCTGGGTTTATGATGCCCAAACCACTTATCCTTGCGAAGGATAAGCACGTTATTGATTGGTCTGTTGATTCTGTAGATACTAGTGAGTGCAATCTTATCTTCATTGTAAGACTGGATCACATCTATAACTTTAGTATTGATAAGATCCTGAAGCAGAAGTTTGGGGAAGACATTCAGATTGTTGTTGTAGATAAAGTCACACGCGGAGCACTGGAGACTTGTGTTCTGGCAGAGAAGTATATTGATAATAATATTCCACTGATCATCTATACTCCTGATGTTTACTTTGAACCAGTATTCAAACCAGAAACTATTGATGTAGATTCTGATGGTTTCTTGTTGACGTTCTTGGCAAACAGTCCTGACCACAGTTACTCTGAAACTGATATCAATGGTAAGGTATCACGAGTAGTAGAAAAAGAGGTAATCTCTGAACACGCAAACGTTGGTCTATACTACTTCAAAACAGGCAATATGTTCCTGAAGTATGGTAAGCGTGTAATCGACGAAGAGATGTTTGTGAAGGGTGAGTTCTATATCGCTCCGATGTACAATCTGATGATTGAAGACGGTCTTACCGTCACTGCACACGATACAGAGAAGATGCACGTTCTGGGCACTCCAGCAACGTTTGAGTTCTTCTGTAAGAGGGTGATCACAGGATTCGGAGAGAAACCAGTAGCACTGGCTTGTGATCACTCTGGGTGGGAACTGAAAGAAAAAGCAAAGACTATCCTTGAGGTCAAGGGTATTCCTTATATTGACGTTGGCACATACGTTGATAAACCTTGTGATTATTATGACTATGTTTCCCAGTCAGTATCTCTGATCTACTCCAACGAGTGTAACTTTGCAATGTCATTCTGTCGTTCTGGACAGGGTGTAAACTTGGCAGCAAACAAGTCTAAAGATATCATTTCTGCACTGGTCTTTGATGACTACACAGCAGAGCACGCTATTAGACACAATTGTGCTAATCACTTTGCCATCCCTTCAAAGTATGTTGACCCATCAACTATGGAGAGTATCATTGATACTATTCAGCACACATCGTTTGATGGTGGGCGGCACTTTACTAGACTGAACAAGTTTATCTGATGTTAGTATCTGACAAGGACAAGTTTATTTTCTTCCACGTTCCAAAGGCAGGTGGAACATCAATTCATATCAAATTGAAAGAACGGTATGGTTGGACTGATGATCCCCCACCCGTTCTTCATCATATGAAGGCAAAGGATTATCTTGAGTTCTTTCCCAAGAAAGCAGACTATTTTAAGTTTGCCATCGTAAGAAATCCTTTTGAAAGACTTGTATCAGCGTGGTCTGACTTTACACAGAATAGACTGGTAGGTAGGATACAGAATAACTACAAGGCATTCTTGCAGAGTATGGATCAGTGGGATGATGATACTCTTTGCATCTATCGTATGTGGGAGGCAGATCCTAAAAAGTTTCAATCTTATGATGAGTTCTGTGATTACTACAGACAAGCATATGATTGGAATGTAGATGGTCAATCATTGTCATACTTTGATATTCTTGCTGATGTTGATGGTGGAGAGTTCTTGACAATCAAAAAGAACAAAGGGTTTGATTACTTCTGCCACCAGTTTGTAGACAGTGGTTGGTCTAGAGATATTCACTTTTTACCACAAACAGATATCATTGGTGATATTCCAGACTATATTGGTAGAGTTGAAACTATTAAGAGTGATATGGAGTATATCTCTGATAGGATTGGATTTGACTTAACTATTGGTCACGATAGAAAGTCTAGTCACAGACACTACAGGGAGATGTATACTCCAAAGACTAGAAAGATTATTGAAGAACACTTCGCAAAAGATCTTGAAACCTATGGTTATGAATTTTAAGGGTTGTATTCTACTTACGCACGTTTTTATTGAACCAGGTCAAGAGCAAAAGTTAGATCAGTGCAACTTTGTAGTTGAACACTACAGAAAGAATAATCCAAATGACTATATTATAGTCACAGGTCACGGATTGAAACCAGACAAACTGGAAAAGTATTGCGACTATGTTGATTGGAGTGATGAACTGATCAGATCTGATATTGGATATGGTCATCCCGTTCTGGTCAATCGTGGGATTGATCACGCCAAGTCTCAAGGTTTCAGTCATCTTCTAAAAGGGAGACTTGACTGTATCAATCTGATGCCAAACATCTTTGAATGGTGTATGTCTGAACTTGGGAACAAAAAGTATTTGACCACTCAAGCAACTGCTATAGATAACTTTGTGCTATGTGATCTTTTTAATTTTGGATCAGTTGATGTTATGAAAAAGTGTTGGGATATCAAGGACTGGTATCCTAATCTTGATGGACTAGTTCCACACGCAAAGAACTTTTTCAATCTGTGTAAGGAAGATACTTGGACAGAAGCACTGAAGAATAACTGTGTAATCAAAGATATTCTTACTTTGAAATGGATTGACTTCAGAGCAGCAAATAACTGGGCAGTATTGAGCAACAGGAAACAAGAGATGTTTGATAACAATC